CCAGAAGCTGTTTTAGCTTTGCCCTGATATGGCATGACCAATACCCGCCATCCGGTGGGTTGTGGTAGTCTGTCCATCAGGGAATTATCCAGAAGGGCTGGGTCTAACACCCGCTGTTCTGGGGTTACATATGCACTTTCAGTAGATACAGGATCACTTTTCCGTTCATCTTTTACCTTCTGTGCGACATGATCAGGAAGATAGAGTTTCTTCGACATCTTCGTGGGTTCTCTCCAACAGGGTCTTAATTTCTTCTTGAGCAAGAGAGAGGCCCCGAATCTCTCCTACAAGCATCTTATAGTCTTCCCAGCTTTTAACGCTTCCTTGAGACATCGCATACGCAATGTCCCGCTCTCTAGTGCGTAGCTGTTTGTATAAGTGTTTTGCTAAGTCCACAACGTCCATACTGTCTACTCGTATGGACGTTGTGGGTAGATGTCAATCGGACTCATTGTATATGTTGTCGAATATTCTAGTCACATCCAATGTGTAGTCCAAATCGGACTTGGAATAGTGTATATGCTGAGAAGGACGGAAGTCTGGAGCGCCCTCGCCAGTCTCAAACCAAGCAGGGTGCGTCACCCGAACTCTGTTGTTTGGAAGAGCCACAATGTTGCCCGTGTACTCACCGGCATCCAATAGTTCTAAAACATGGCTCTGCTTATGTTGGGCTGGATCATCAGCTATCTCGCTGTCAGTGTAATCTACCGTAAACATGTACTTTGCAGGGTAGAAATCACTATCAATCTTTGCCATCCAAGGACAAGGAGTGGCTCGATCTAACTGATAAACAGAATGTGTGTGAGAAGAGCAATCCCAAGGTTGGGCCGAATGTACCGGCATAGGTGTAGGCCATTCTTCAAACGGCGTATCACCAACCAATGCCGTAATCGGCATCCTTGCCCACATTGCGCCACCATGCACATTCGGTGTTCCTTCAATATCAGCCTCACAACCTGTGAAGATAACTTGAAAACTCAAACACCTGTTTGGCATGGTGGTGACTGCAACAGCCATCGCATGTAGAAACTCCCCGTGATACCCATCGTGATTGTAGGTATATTCACGTCTCACCCAACATTTGAAATGCGGGATGTTACTTTGTAAGTATGGCATTAATAGGTTAAACCCCTTTTGTTATTAAAACGAACGTCTCCTGCGCGAACTCTTCCGCCATTTGCGTAGCCTTTAGCTTTGACTTTACCGCCCATTGCCATGCCTTTAGCTTTGACTTTACCCCCCATTGCCATGCCTTTGGATTTAACCTTGCCGCCCATCGCCATGCCTTTAGCTTTGACAGTTCCGCCTTTAGCCATCTTGCCTTTGCCATCCATAGCGAACTTAGGAATTGACTTGCCTGTCTTTGGGTCTTTACCCATTGGCAATACGGCGCCGCCAGCGGCCATGCCCTTGGCTTTGACCTTGCCGCCCATCGCCATGCCCTTTTTCTTCTTCTTCATCGTACTCTCCTTTACAGCATTAATTCAAAGTGTGGTGCATCGATAAACGGTCTGCGAGACTGAGATCGACGTGTGTCTATGTACGAGTTCATTGCATTTTCAGCAGTGCCTTCATAGCCCCCAATATCATCAATAGTCCACGCAGCGCCCCACCGGAGTTGCACCCCAGCCGCGGCTGCGCCTTCTTTCATAGCATCAGCAATCTCATCATACAAATTCAACTCCCAACGCCCACCATTGCAGTAAGCCATAAGATCAACAGCGTTACCATCAATGTGTTTACTTTTCATAGTTTGAGAAGCCCCTTTTGCGACCAACTCCCTCTGTTCGTCGATGGTCCTCAACCCGCAGATCACACTGAAGTCCTGCTTGGTTACCCCGATGGCGTATCTCACGACCGTTGCCAGCCTTTCGTCCACACCTTCTAGGTTTGATAGGCTTCTGTTTCCTAATTTGTATCCCATAGTTCAACCTTTTCCATGCCATGCAGAAGTAAACTCTTCGTCTTCTGACTTATCGTATTTATTTTCCCGCATATTTAGATATGGCCCTATTTCCGAACCAGAAAGCTAAGACTGCGCTAAATAATCCCTGAGTTTCTGGATCAAACATAAGTTCTACTGCCTGCATCCAATCTCCGCCCGATTGCGTTACCTTAACCATAATCACTACCTTAGTCGCTACAAACAATCCGAAGAAGGCATAAGTAATAACAGGACGAACACTACCCCGAAGAGCGTTGATAAATCCGCCAGCATCGATAGACTTATCATGTTCATACAGCCCCTTCGTTTCCTCAATGTCCGCCCTCTTATCTAACTCCACCAGTTTCATCTCGGCGCGTTGTTGGGCCAACTCCGTTTCCAAACGCATCATCTCCATACGATGAGCCTGTTGTTGGTTTGCCTTGAAGAAGTTTAAAACCTCGGGGAGAAACGACGATCCAAACCCCAGAAGACTACCGAGTAATGCTATCATTTCTCTGATCCTAACCACACTGCAAATGCGCCCGTCATGGACCCAGAGCATATTGAAATCATTGCGGATTGTTGTGTAGACAGGTCATCTAGTGACATGCCCCATTCAATCACGCGGATGTACATGATGGTCATAACGAACATCATCAGCCGGGGTAAAATCCTGTATTCTAGAAACGTCTTAAAATCCATCTGATAATCCTTTTAATATGTCTTTCAGGCTGACTTTAGCCTTAGAGTTTGGTTGATAAAGGCATTCAAATTGTTTTGGGCATTCTCGAAAACTAAGTGTCGGGTAATGGTAGCCCAAAGTCCCATTCTTACCGGAGTATAAACATAGGATTTCATCGCCATTCCGCACGTACTTCCACAAATGGCATGTAACGTATTCTGGATTCAGCAATGAACTTGCTAAAATAAGGGGGATTAAAGTGTTCACGATACTAACGTTATCAAATAAATAGCGCCGCCAATAAACCCAATAATTAACATGGATAACCCCAATATAGCCATATTGTTCTGAATTTGCCGTTTGGCCTCGTCCTGTGCAAAGGCCGTCTTTTCCCGTTCAGCCCTGATCTCCCGACGCATGTCCAACATCTCGTCATACGTCCCCCAACCAAACCGCATGTTTATCATTGCCGCAATTTCTAATTCACGTTCCTTTAAAGTCTTTTGGTGAATTAATATTTGCAAAGCTTCTTCTTCGATAGACTGACCCTGCGTGGCTCGTTCAAAGAACGTGGGGTTCTTGCGTTGCGTTTGGGCACGGTTAATGTCAGCGCAAGCGCCATACCACGAACCTAATTGTTTAGATATACCTTCTAATTCTTGGGCGTGTCCGATAACTTTTTTGATGCCCGTATAAGCAGCGGACGCTACAGCAAACGCACTTACAGGGTCAATCATTGAACAATTCCCCTATAAGGAGCTTAGAACATTTGATACGGAGACGTTATAGATGGCGCATTGTAGCCACCAGCAGGGGGTGAATAAAAATTATCTTGTATCTGAGGCAACGACATTACACCACTCGAAAACGGACCGCCTTCAAATGCTTCAGACAATCCGTAACCGCCAGCCATTTGCATAGGGGGGGTCTGTGGAATAGACGTTTGTGATGCAAGTTGCATGCCGGGATATTGGTTCGGGCCGTTATTAAATTGTTGACTCATCAACTCTTCAAGCCTTTGTCGGTACTGATTCTCAATGTCCGGATTAATATTATTTGTTTGGTCACGACCAAACAACGTACCAATGCCACCAAACGGGCCCGCGGGTCGCGAAACGGTGGCGGTCGGCACCGGTTGAGGCGACGGTTGTGTAAAACGCTCGTTCTCAAGACTGCTAATGCTGGCCTCAGTATCCGCCACATTACCCGCAGCAACCGTGCCACGGTTCAACTGACGCTGTAAGTCATTGGCAGACATACCATCATCACGAACACCCGCGCCGGGGTTCGGCGGCGGTCTTCTGAAAATTGTACTAGGGTCAAAAGGATCATACGCCCTAAGTTGCTGCGCCATATAAGTCATAAAAAGTCTCCACTAGACCATAGCTATGTAACTGCCGCCCTTAATTGCTGCGCCCATGCCGCGGGCCGTCAAGCGCGAAGTCTTGGTAGGAACCTTGACATTAGCAGTCTTGCCGTAAGGAATACGACCCTGATTCTTAATCTCCGCATAAGTTACTGCCTTCGGGGTGGAAGCCGCAGGGGCCCCGTTTACTCTTACTTTAGCCATATCATTGTCCTTGCTGTTTTAATAATTCACGGTCCATCGCGCTCTGAATGCGCTTGTCCGTCTGCTGTTCTTGACTTGCAAGACGCTGCTGGAATTGCTGTCCACGCATCTGCTGATTGCTCTGGTCAAGCTGCAACTTAGCCTGATCCAACTGTGCGTCAGACTGCTCCGACTGTGCCTTAATTTCAAGCTCTTTCTCTTTCAACTGTACCAGAGGATCAGGACCCTCGCCAGAAAGCTGTCCAGAAAGCTCCTTAACCTGCTGCATACCCTGCGCAATCATTTGCGCAACAACCGCCTGATACTGTGCCTCATCCGCGCCCTGCATTTGCTGCATCTGCTGCATAGCCTGTTCTTCAGACTGTATCTTTATGTGTTCCAAAATGTGCTTCTGTAACATCATAGCAACTGGCGGTAACTGACCAACCATCGGACTAGCGCCAAATACCAAGTGAGCCATAATATGCGACTGATGATCCTGACCCTCAAAGGCCCGTAACTTCATCATGTCTAAAGCATTTATGTTTTCTTGCGCTGGGTCCAAGGGCCGCGGCTCCTCGTCAGGAACCTCCTTCATTATACGATCAACGTCCGTAATGCCCAAAGATTCATACATATCACGGTAAATCTCGTGCATGTTATGTAACTCAGGAGCCTGAGACGCTAACTGCATCTTAGTCTGTGACAAAGCAATCCGCTGCGCCTGACTAAATACATTCGGATTAGACACAGGTATAATGTCTACACGGTCGTCAAAATCACTAGCCATAATAGAAACGTCGTCGCCAGCAACAGAATACGGGTATTCCTGCGGTAAACTCTCCGACATTACACGAGCCAGAATCTTAAATTCCTGACGCATCGCATAATGCATCCGCTTGTGAACCGCGGACATGACCCGCGAACCCTGCTCCAACATCGCAATCGTTGTGCCAACCGCCGCGCCCTGATTACCGTCGCCAACCTTCATGTCAGTAATGGTCGCAAACCGCTGACCAGCCTCAACAACAAAACCTAACAAATTAAATAACGTCTGGTCAGGACCCTTAAACGGTAAAGGCATTAAACTGTCACGAATAGCACCCCCCGGTGCATCAACATCCCTAAACTCACCCGGCTGTAAGGGCTCGTCGTCGTCCCTGATCCGTAAACCGCGGGCCTTGAAACCAGCGGGAAGGTTCGACAATGTACCCGCGTCAATCAACTGCCGAAGGGCGCTGGTCGCTGTCCGCGATAAACCGCCAATGGTGTGGATCAAGCCCAAGCCGTAGAACCCAAATCCCGGCAAAAACTTAAAGTGCGTGAAATACGCAATCTTCTTCTTAACAGGATCGTCCTCAAGGAAGTTACGCCGAATAGACAATACCTCACTGTTGTCCTGAGAAATGGTCACAATGTACGGTATCTTAATGCCCGTAGGCTCCCCGTCACTGTCCATGTCCTCATAACCGTCAAGGTCTAAATCAACGTGGCACTCCAACAAGGTACAGTCGTAATCAATCTGACCGGGCTCTACGCCGTCAATCCGGTTAATCTCGGAATCAACCTCACTAAGTTCGCCCTGCGCAGGAATAACATCAACGTCAATGTAAATACCAGCAAGCTGCTTCTTGCGTAGATCGTTTAAATCCATCCGCACAACCTGACTGATGTTCGGACAAGTGTCCAAATCAGACGTGTCATAAGGAACAACCAAGTTCTGCGCTGGAACAAACTTACTTACCGCACGGCCTAACGTTTCGTCAAAGTACGTTTTCTTAAACGTACTGCCCGCTAACGGTAAATAAAACAACATCTGATCCATGTCAGGCGTGTAATCTTCCATCACGTTCATAAGGTAGTAATTCATATACTGACGGACGCGCTTGGCCTGATCCTGCTTCTCACGGGTCTCTTTGCCCATAACGTGCGTTTTAACCGGACCGCTGGCGGGCAAAAGCTCGTTAAACGCTTGCGCCTGAAACTGCGTGGCCGCTTCCGCCAATAACGGATGAGTCACACCAGAGGCTCCACGAAACGGTTGTGTCCGCTCCTCGTAGTTAAACCCTAACAAATCCAACCCGTCTGTGTACGCGTCTTCCCATTCCTGACGCCCAGCCTTGTTGGAATCAAACGCGCCCAACAAATCACTGGCAATCCGGTTTAATTCACGGTCAGGCATCTCCTCCGCTAAGTTGCCGTAAAAATCATCGTCAACACCGCGCTGGTCCGTCGGATCAAAATCTACAACAACGCTGCCGTCGTCATCCTCAATAATCTCTATCTCAGGCCCGTCTTCGTCAATGGCAAACAAAGACATGTCCTGACCGGAATCAGGTATCTCTATCTCCAATTCCGCCAATAAATCAGCCTCGTCCAACTGACTCGGAACGTTCGTATCCATTAATCCGCCAATAGCCATTACCGTCTCCGTCAATAATATACCCGCACCCTAGCAGATGTTTCCTCTTCTTGCCAATCATCTGTTGGTAACTGAACAAAGTTACCCTGACGATAACGCATCAAAGCCTGTGTTGCACTGTCTACTAAATCGTCAAACTCGCCGTTGGGAAATGCCGCCATCTCCTCTATTAACTCATCCGCCCACACCTTGTCAGGCGCATATACCATGCCAGCCTCAAACAATGGAGACACCGAATGTAAACGCGTTATCTTGTCATTACCACGGCTCGGTGTGAAATTCACTACCGGAATGCCAACCTGACGCATTTCCTGCGTCAAAGGAGTCCCACTAGCTTTCGCCTCAACTATAACGGTATCAGGCTCCCAAAACTTGTATTCCTCAAACGCAACGCGCTTTAATTCAGGAAAATCCCAGCGACCCTTCTTACTGTCTAACAAAATTAACGCAGGGGACCCACCATCTTCCTCGGGATAAAACACACCCCATGTCGTAATAGCACTGTAATCAGCACTCTCCCGCTTACTAAACGCCGTGTCATAGCTCTGTATCACATACTGCAAGTTAGGGACCCGCTCACTTTCCCAACGCTTCCACCATTCCCGCGGCACAATCGCATTCTCCTCGCCAGTAGGATTCTGCTGATACTGCGCATTCCATTTCACAGGTGGAATAGAGGCCTTGACCGCGGTTAAATCACTGAGCGACCAATACTCCGGCCAACAAGGCTTACCATCCTCAAATATCGCAGGTAACTCAACAATCTCCCACTGATCCGCCAAAGGGTCCTTAGCCATCGCACGTACCAACTGACCCGTCATGTCCTTCTCAGACCAACGCGTCTGTACCAAAACTATGCTGCCACCCGGCTGTAATCGCTGCCGAGGACCCCCAGTATACCAATCCCACGCATCCGCAAAACCATTCGCACTCATAGCCGTCTGCTCCGAATGAGGGTCGTCAATGATAATTAAATCACCGCCACGACCCGCTAAATTCGAACCAACGCCAACAGCGTAATACATACCACCAGCACTCGTGTCCCACCGTCCGCTGGCCTTGGAATCAGCCGCTAACTTTACGTCAGGAAAAACAGACTTATACTCGTCCGTATCTAATAAGTTCTTCGTCTTCCTACCAAAGTTTACAGCCAACTCCGTCGTGTGTGTCGCCTGAATGATCTTCATTCTAGGATTCTTGCCCATCATCCAAGCAGGAAATAAAAATGATGCAAACTCAGACTTCGTGTGCCGCGGAGCCATGTTGATAATCAAACGCTTTAACTCGCCACTCGCAACGCGCTCTAACTTATCAGCAATAATCTTATGGTGCCTGCCAGCAATAAATTCAGGCCACATGTCTTTTACAAATGGTAAAAAATTATTTCTACTAGCCTCCTGCTGATCTAACTGTGCAAGCCTAAGTTGTAACTTTAGTACCTTTTCACTAGCTTCTGTGTTCACGGTTCAGGGACCCTATATGCGATTTTCTGGGTCATTATAGGACAGTTATGTTCCATATGAAATAACTATGTATCATTTGTCAGAAACATGGCCCAAGCCACCGCAGGCCGGCACGGGGGTCGCGGTCGCCGGATCGCTAACATGTTAGTTGGAATGGTGGTAAAGTGCCTCAATTGCCGAGGGCACCTAGTCGCGTTATGGTTGCACAGTCCGCGCATCGCGGGCCTTGTTTACATGGGTATGGGAATTTTCCCAGGCACTTTTGCCACTCGCCTATAGGTAGGCAATCTGGCTGATGTCGCCGGATCGAGGCCCAGTAGGCCCGAAACGTCGGCGGCGGCGGCGGCTTTCTCGTCGGGCGTCTGGACACCGGATCGACGCAGGAAAACAGATGGCCATGCGTCGCGGATCGCGGGCCTATAACTATGGTGGTACGTCCA